AGGGTCATATGTGTATAAGAGACCGCTTCTACATGCACCGAGAAAAGGTTTTATACGATGCCACTTATTACAAGGGTTATAAATTCCCTATCGGTAAGTTTGGAACAAAGAAATCTAAAGTATTGAGTGAACAGTAGTAACTATTACATAAAGAAAGAAGGAACTTTACATGCCAAAACGTATTGGGTTAAAGAAATTTGCTGTTGCTGTCTTAAAGAAAGACACTGCTGAAGCATTGGAGTACCACAAAATCTTGCAATTAGCTAAAAACATTAAGGTTGATATTAAACCTAAGACTGCTGAAGGTAAGTTGTATGCTGATGACTCATTAGATGAATCTAACTCATCTGTAACTGGGTATGATTTATCATTTGAAATCAACCAATTGGAATTAGAAGACCAAGCACTTCTATTGGGTAACAAGATTGACGAGAACGGGATGATTGCGGTCGGCCCTGATGATCAAGCGCCATGGGTGGCTGTCTTATTCGAGGCTCCTCGTTCAGATGGCTCAACAGAATACCGTGTTCTTAACAAGGTCAAATTCATGTTGCCTGACGAAACTTACGAGACTCGTGGCGAAAACCTCAACTATCAAACACCTAAGATTACTGCGGTATCTGCTTTGTGTGAACACACTGCTAGCTATGGGCAACAAGTAGTAGGTAACGACAACAACAAGGATGTTGTTGACAACTGGTACAAGAAGGTCCAACTCTTGGGTGGCAAGACTGCTACACACGATGAAGAAGAAGGTCGTCCAAAGAAAATAGCAAAGTCGTAAGCCCTAGTCCTGCTTCTCCAGTGGGCACACCTCCTGGTGCGCCTGCTGGCCAAGTTGGGCCATAGGGCATTCAATATCGAAAGGGCGGGTAATACCGTCCTTTATTTATAAGGAGTAATCATCATGAAATTAGATATTAAAATTGGCGGCAAAACTAAAACGTTCGTCCAAAATGAAATCAACTTCAAGACTATGCGATTGGCGCTTGAATGGCAAGAACGGTTGGACAAACAGGTTGCTGCTACTATGGCAATGATTCAAGACAACATTGAGGATGAAACTCTATCTGAGGAAGAACGAGCTGAATTGTTTAAGCCTCAAGAAGATTTGGAGTTATCTGCTCAGCTTATTGTTTCCTTCTTCAATGATCAGTTTTCATACGATGAATTCATTCAAGGGGCTTTCTTCCCTAGTGCGTCTGGTCTATATCAAATGGCTAGAGATATTTTTGAACTGGCCTTTAATCAGAAGGAAGTTGCTGAAAAAAAGTCCAAAAAAGTAAGCGCGACTGGTCGGAAGTAAGTCTCTTAACCATTATTAAACAGACTTATAAGTACCTGATGGATAAGTACAATTGGGATGCTAGTACGATTGACAAGCAACCATTCTATCGAACCTTGGAACTCATCAACGATGAACTAGGGGCCGAGGAAGAAGTGTACTTCATAGACCAGGTATAAGATAAAGAAAGGGCGGTGACTTATGGCGGAAAATCTAGCAGGTCAATTGGTTGTTGAACTTTCCTTTGATGGGACGAAGTTTGACCGTGGGATTGCTTCAGCCAAGCGCGAACTTGCTTCTTTCGGTAAGGCCACAAGAACCAGTATTCAGATGACGAAGGACCATAGTTGGGCCATGAGTACTGGGCGTGTAGCCTTAAACAACATGAAGACTGAGTATCAAGGTATGAATGCCTTGTTAGATCAGTATAATCAACGTCAACAAACCCTAATTGAATCAGGAAAACAAAGTAGTACTACCTTCAAACAGAACGAACGAAATATCAATAACCTTAAGGCTGAAATGTATGCCTTGAGCCAACGGTATAGCCAATTCCAAAAACAATTGCATACAGAGAATAGCTGGGCTACCAAGATGGGGCGTGGCTTTGATTACGTGGGCAATAAGATGGTTGGTCTTGGTCGTGGTGTTAAAGAGGTCGGTAATGGTCTGACTCAATTAGGTGTGATTGCATCTGCTGCCGGTGGGTACTTCATTAAGAATGCGGTTGACTATGAATCTGGATTGGTTCAGGTCCGTAAGACTACTGGCGCATCTGCTGAACAGATGAAAGTGTTCAGTGAGCAGATTATGCAAATGGGCCGCACGATGCCAATTGCGGTTGGTGAATTAGAAAACCTCGCGTCTATTGCGGGGCAATTAGGGGTTAAGCAAGATGACTTGGCCCGATTCACCCAGGTAATGGCAAAGATTGGTACGGCTACCTCGCTATCTAGTGAGGAAGCATCCAATGCGATTGCGCGGTTTACTAACGTTACAGGTACTGGGGTTGCCAATATCGAACGTATCGGGTCGGCCTTGGTACACTTAGGTAACAACTCTGCCACGACTGAAACTGAAATCATGTCGATGGCTAGTGCTTTGGTCGGTACATTGAATACTTTAGGGGTTAGTGAAGCTGACATTCTGGGTATCTCTGCTGCCTTAAGTTCGTTAGGTATTGCTGCTGAACGTGGGGGTTCTGCGGTTTCTAAATTCTTCGTCAATATGGCGAGTGCCGTATCTGCCGGTGGCCACAAGCTAGAAAACTTCGCTAAAGTGGCTGGTATGACGTCTGAAGAATTCAAGTCCTTGTATCAACAAAGTAGTTCTGCTGCCTTTACTGCCTTTATTGATGGGTTAGCCCGTATCAAGGCCGAGGGTGGCGATGTAGTTGATGTCCTAAACGGGATGAAAATCAAGGAAGTTCGTTTGCGTGACACCTTGCTGAAACTTGCTAATGGTAGTGAGGTGCTACATAAATCCTTAAACTTAGCCAATGAAGCTTACAAGGAAGGGACTGCCTTAGACAAAGAGTACAATGAGCAATTGAACTCAACTAAATCTCAATGGGAAATTGCTAAGAACAACGCTTACCTATTGTCAGTTCAGATTGGTAATGCCTTATTGCCTGCTATCAATGATCTGATTAACAACTCTGACGGGTTAGTAAGTAAGGTACAAGACTTTGCTAAGTGGTTTAGTAATTTGGATGATGCGACTAAGAAGAATATTGTATCGTTCGGTGCATTCGCCTTAGTTGGTGGCCCTGTGCTCTCTATGTTTGGGTCACTGATTACGACTGGTGGTAACCTCCTTAAGATGACGGGGACATTATTTACTGGAGTTGGTAAGCTAAGCGGTGCATTCGCTACTATGCTAGCCGGCGATATTACGGGTGGCATCGGTATGTTGGGGGCAGCATTCAACCCTGTTGTGCTAGGTGTTGCTGGTGTAACTGCAGCTCTTTCACTTGGATATGTTGCCTGGAAAACTTGGGGTGAAGAAGCCTGGAATGCTTACACGAGGGCTAAAGAGTTCCCTGACATAAGCGGTATTACTCAGAAACAAGCTGAATCACTTAGGGCTATGCGTGAGCATATCCAAGGTGTGTCGGTTGAAATTGGCAATATCGGAAAAGGCATGAGCATGGACGGTTTAGCAACCAGTCTATCTGGTATTTCTGAGGAAATCAGAAAACTGAATGATGAAAAGGTGGCTAAACTCAAAGAAAACTTCAAGGCCTTGCCTAAAGATGTCCAAGAAGCCTTGAAAGAAAGCTTTGATGCGACAATCAAGGATATTCAAGACAAAGCTACTGAAGCGGAGAATGCCGTTAAACGAATTCAAGAACTTCAAACCAGCGGATTGGATCCAGAAGGTGTATTGAAACCTGAATACCAATCTGAAGTTATGGCCTTGTCTGACAAGGTGATGCGCTATTATGCTGAAGCGTTAGCTGAAAATGCGCAACAGTACGAACAAATTTACTCTAGTTTAACTAAGAATCTTACTGAATTAACTGTGGAAGAACTTGGCGCTAGATTAAACTATATTGATTCTGCACTTGCATCTGAGACTGAACTTTATCAGAAGCAACAAGACGCCTTGTTTGCGATGAAAAAGGCTGGGAAGATTACTGAAGAACAGTATAATACCCAGATGGAAGCTATCAAAAAGGCGCACTTAGCAAGGCTATCTGCGTTAGAGGAAGAAAATATTCGGTCTACTTTAGAACTTCACTTCAGACAGAATGGTAAAACCAAGGAACAACTTATGCAGAATGAGCATGAGTATCAAACGTTCCTAGAAGGTGTTGCTGAAGCTGCCGGTACAACTGTTGATAAGGTGCGTAAAATCTTCGAGCAAGGGCCTAATGCTGAAAAATTCGCTGAGCCAATCAAGAACCTTATCACTTACTCCAAGGAAATGGGTGACGCGGTATCTTCTGCTATGCCTGT